TATTCTTAATCCCACGGCTCACCAAAACACCAAACATCCAACACACCGGACGAGTGATCGATGGAAAGTTGTAGTAACGACCACAATCAACCGCGCGAACACCGCGCAGATTCTGCAGATAGCGCTCCTGCACCAGCCTGCGTCTGCCGATCAGATCGTCCCACCTCGCCACCTGTGCACGACCCAGCGCCGCCTGTAGAGCCGTTAGGCGATAATTGTACCCAAGAAACCGGTGGCAGAAATGGCGCTCAGGAGAAAACGCGTGGTTCATCAACGTCCGGACCCGCTCGGCCAACTCCGGCTCATTGGTGGTGATCATACCGCCCTCGCCCGTTGTAATCAGCTTATTGGCGTAGGAGGAGAATGCGCCGATATCTCCAATAGACCCGGTTACTTTGCCATCGTACTTGGCGCCATGGCTTTCGGCCACGTCCTCAATGACCCACAGACCGTGCTGCTTGGCCACGTGGTTGACGGCCAACATGTTGCAGGGCATGCCGTAGATGTGGACAACAACAATAGCCCGGGTGCGATCCGTTACCGCTGCCTGCAGTTGGCTAACATCGAGGTTAAAGCTGGCGTCGGCGTCCAGCAGAACAGGAGTTGCTCCACAGTAGAGCACCGCATTAAGGGTAGCCACCATGGTGAAAGTGGGCAAGATCACCTCATCGCCCGGCCCAATACCAAGGGCGGCGATGGCTAGATGCAGGGCCGCCGTTCCGCTAGTACAGGAAACGGCGTGCCGCACGCCGATCTTCTCTGCAAACTCGGTCTCGAACTGCCGGACGGCCGGGCCCAAGGAAGACACCCACCCCGAATCTATTACCCGCTGCATGTACCTCCGCTCCAAAGATCCAATGACCGGTTCGCACACCGAGATCTTAGAATGGGTCTTGGTGCAAATGGGCGGCTCAGACTCAGGAAAGATCAAGCCCATCTCCGATTCAAAGGCCATCGAAGCGGGTTCGGGTATCGGCCTTTTCAGCATGCAATGGTCTCCAGCTTAGTGAGTATCTTTTGGGCAACCACGGATGGTGCCAAGTTTGCCGCCACCCACGCGCTCCCAAGGGTGGCCTGCTCCACAGCCGATCCGTAGTCTTTGTACACACCCAAAATGGCCTCTCCCATCGCGCGCCAATCGCCCGGCTCTACATAGATGGAATAGCCCCCCTCAATGGCCCGCTGGGCGGGGTAGTCGAAGATGATGGAGGGCTTCCTGCAGTACAAGGCTTCAGCCGACGGGATGCACGGAGCCTCTGCCCACATCTGGGTAAAGATATGCAACTTGCATCGGCGCAGCAGGGAAGCCTTGACCCGATCAGACGCAAGGGGTATGAACTGAAAATCTGGAGTACCGGTGCCTGCCTCATGAAAACCAAGCTCACGCGCAAGATTATGTAGGGTCTGGTGGTGGTCATCCTGCGTAACCAGAACGATGCTCTTTTTCGCGTAGGCGCACGCGCGCAGCGCCAAATCAACCCTCTTAAAGTCGGTATGGCGGCTGACGATAAGAACGAAGTCCTCGGTTTGGGCCTCGGGCGCCGAGTCAAGAAGTTCGGTGTCCACAGGATAGAACACACAATCACAGTCGGTTCGACCGGTCAGGGCCTCGATCTGTGGGGGGATGGCCGGATTGATTCCGGTCAGGTGCCGGATTTTCGAGTAGGTGGCAATTAGCGGGGCTTGTGCGGCGAGAATGTCGGGTAAATTGCTGTCCGCAATGTCGAGAATCTGTAGCAACGCTGGAATCCCAAGACGATCTTGGTACTTCAGGACCTCGAGGGCGGCCCCATGCTGCGTCCCGAAAATCACATCGAAACGACCACATGACCGCATCCGGTACGAATGGTCAAAATCGGCCCACGTCGAGAATCTCACATTTAGACCACCGAACTCGTCCTCGAACGTCCGGCCACAGAGGGCATTGCGCCAAGATGGGTTGGTGAATACAACCTCATGCCCCATCTTCGCAAAATGGCGGGGATACTTAGCCAGCTGAACGATATTGCCGCTAGATGCGACCAGAATTCTCATATCTCTGTCCTTTGGTGGTTAGCATTCTCTCCATGAAACTCCAGCACTCCCCTGCTCGATGTACATCCAAGTGAGACCGGTAGACGGCGTCTTGTCCAGCCTTAGCGATTATACCCCGCAGATCCGGCTCTTCGTATAGGAACCGGCGGGCGATGTCGATCAGGCCGTGCGCCCCATGAAACATAACCAGATGCTTACCGTCCCTAAATGGGATATTGGCGTGTCGAATGCCCGACATCAGATAGAACGACCCCGATCCAAGCACCTGCCACAACCGGTCGGAGGTTGCGGCGTGCTGATTGGGCAATCGTGGCAACCCAACCACTATCCGACATCGCGCATAGAAATTCCCAACCTCGGCACCAAGCAAAAGCCCATCAGCTGCGGGGTTGTGAATTACCCAGTTAGAGGAAATGCGAGGAAACGCCTCCATCAAGATGCGACGCCGGTAGTCATTAACATAACCCAAAAAGCCGATATCATAGATCTTGTCTGTGGTGGTGGGCTCAAGGCAGCGGTTAAAAGACGGCGGCAACCAGTAGGCCCCAAGGGGGTAGGCCCGCGCTCGCGCGTCTGCTATACTTTTGTGCTCCTGCAACAGCATAGCAGCACTGCGTTGAAGCTCGTTCAAGATTGCGTCGTGAGACGGATGAATTACCTCGTCGGAGTCGTGCACAACCACGTTGGTGAACCCATAGCGACGCAAGTGGCGCACCAGATCGAAATCCGACCGAGACGCAACCACAATCCAGTCCGGCTGCGACTTCTGAATATCGCGCAAAATCTCGGGGAATTGGGCTTGGTCTACGCGAAAGGACGTGGCTCGGCGGGTGGAATTGGAAAGGGACAGGTGGACATCGCGGCCCTGCTGCTTATAGAGTTCAAAGAATCGCTGCGTACCAGAGGCGCCGCATCCGGGCTCCCATGGACGACAAACAAAATGGAGTCTCACGCTGGTTTCTGACAATAAACCACGAGATTGGTGCGGGCGTCATGGCGCGAGTAACAGGCCTGCGGGCCTTCGTGGATATTACTAAACCCGGCACTAAACAAGAGATCATGCAAATACACCCAGTCAAACATCAACGTTTGTCTGAGGCCGGGCTCGTTCACACCGTAAATACCCTGAATTACGGTTTCGGCCCCAATCCGGCCCGACAAATACTCGCGCAACAAGGGCTTAGAATCGGGAACCTCAATGTTGAGGGTCCCGCCGGGACGCAACACCCGGAACCACGAGGCCAGCGTCGTTGGCACCAAACTGCGATCAGGGAGGCACTGCAAAGCGTGGGCGGAATAAATGGCGTCCACGCTTTCGGTCTGGATAAGACGGAGGTAGCAAATATCACAAGCAATCTCCGCCGCATCACCCAGCTCGATGTCGACCCCAACAAAGCCGTCTACGCGCTGGTTGCCACACCCAACATTAAGCCTGTACATGCACCAAAACCCCAGCCTTCATAAGGTAGCCGTTCAACTCATCGAAGTAGGCCTTCTTGTCAATATAGGGCAAGAAGGACGCGTTGATATTGCGCCTCAAAAATCCAACGGTACGCGCCTCGCCAAGCTCTCCCATCAACAGACATAACTCGTCGGTCAGAGTTGTATCGAACATCGTCGGGTCGTCCGAATGCACGGTTACGTTAAGGCCCCGGCGCTCCATCTCCAAGATGGGGTGGTTGGCGAACCGATCTACCAAGCCTACGCGGATGTTGGACATTGGGCAGACCTCAATCGGTATCTGCGTGATAGCCAGAAAGTCCATTAGCTGCGGGTCCTTCACGGCCGTGATACCGTGCCCAATCCGCTCCACGTTGAGATTGCGCACTACATCCCAGATCACCTGTGTGTCTTTCCATTCACCGGCGTGGGCCACAACCCGAAGGCCCGAATCGGCCGCCGTTTGGAAGATACCGGCAAATCGCTTCGAATCACCGCGCTCAGACCCACCCAAACCAAGGCCAATGATGTACTCGCTTTTCTTGCGGATCGTGGCCTTCAGTGCATCTAGAGCCACCCCAACATCCCGGTCGCGGGACACGTCGGGGATGCAGCGCAGCTTGATATTGTACTTGATCTCGGCCTGTCGACACGCCCGGGCAATCACAGATAGGGCCTCTTCCGGGTTTACCTCGTGCAGGATGTGCAGCGCCAACGACACAAAGAACTCACAGTAGCGAATGTTCTCATCGGCTCGAGATTTAGCGAAGCGGTCCACCAGCAGATAAAAATCCTCGGGCTTCCGGATGGCGGTGGTGCAGGTATGGTAAACCTCAAGGAAATGAACGAGGTTCTTGTACTGAAAATACCGCTCCCCCTCCGCAACGGTAGTGAACGGAAGGTTAACGCCGTTCTCGCGCGCAAGCTGAAGGTAGGTCTCGGGGGTAGTGGCGCCCTCGAGATGGCAATGCAGCTCAACCTTAGGAGCTTCGCTAAGCCAGCTCATGAGTGTGCTTCCATCAAGGCCCAGTACTGGTCGATGCGCGTGCGCAAGGTGTGGTTGGCCTCAATTTCCCGCTGACCATTTAGCGCCACCAGTTCCCGTTCGACTTCGTGCTTCAAGTACTCTCGAATCTTGAAGACCATATCGCCATAACTGCCGTAGGTAATTAAATGCCGATCGGGCATGAAGAGACGTTCGATCTTCGGAATCCCGAAGGTCAAGTACATAGCCCCGCACCCCATGGCCTTGTAAATTCGGTCGGACGTCGTAAAGTCGCCATATTCAAAGTTGCCCCGCTTGATGTCAATGGCAATCTTGCTTTGGCGGTAAAGATTGGCCATCTCGGTGCCGAATGCCGGAGTCATAGTGCCATCCGCAAGGCGATTAGACCCACGAATACAGCACTTAAACCCCTCCCTTCGCAGGAGGCGCAACCAAGTCTGTCGCGTATCGTCATGATCCGAATCGCCAAAGAAGGCCACGTCGAAGATCTCGTGATCGGGACTTAGTCGGGAGATTGTAGGGGCGTAATAATCACTGTCATAGTACTGCGGCACCCACTCCAAGCACCGCGCCAGACCCTTGTACCGATTCACCACATCTAGGGTGGAGTTAACTACGACGTGCGGGACCCCAACCGTTTCGCGCCAAATGGAGTCACGCGTGGCATCTACGGCGTCGGCGTCCCAAACCATAAGCTTGTAGGTGGAAGCAAGGCGTCTCAACACAGGAAGACCGAGACTGCGGATGCCGGTCACAAACACCCAGTCCGGCTTGTTGGCCTCTACCGTATTCCAGAGGCGGTGATCAGGCAGTCCGGCGTAACTAACAAACCCGACGTGCTTCTGGCGAGCAAGCGCCGCGTGGTAAATCAAGAGCCCATTCTGCCAAGGCGTCGACCCATTTCCGAGGATTACCACCTTCATGCGGCCACTGCCTCAAAAATGTCTTTCATGATGGGGCCAAGGGTCGTCCACGAGTGACATCGCTCAATGTGCGCGCGGGCGCGGGACGAGCGTTCGGGAAGGTTATTACAGGCCTTGGCGGCAAGCATCTTCATCATCAAGCTTCCGGTGTTTGGCTGGTAGACCAATCCGTTTTGAACTCGGCCGATAGGGCCGCTGGCGGGAGCCTCCACGAGCCAATCGACGTCGGGAATAACCTCGTTCAGTGGCGGTATGTTGGAACCGATAACGGGAATGCCACACGACATCGCCTCACGGAAGGGAAGACCAAGCCCCTCGCGCCGAGATGGAGACAGGTAAACGTCGCCCTCTTTATAGAGGTCAACGGCCTGAGGAAAGTTACCAAGGCGAAAGTCTACATTGCGCAGCAGGCCCGGGTCTACTGGGATTTGCGAGTGCACAATCAAACGGCACCCAGACTGATCAATTCGGCGCCAAGCCTGAAACACAAAATCCCACCCCTTGCGCATGCCATCGCCGCCGTGGCCTATGTTGTGCAGGAAAGTTAGAGGGCGGTCGACCCCGCGCGGGGTGAAAGCGAAGTACTCAGTGTCAATCGGCCACGGCAAGTAGACCGACGGCAATCCCTCTTGTGTCAGGGTATTGTGGCAGTACTGCGACGGGGAAACGAACAAATCAATTAAGCCGATGTACCCCGACTTGCGAATCCACGGCGTACCAACGCTGTCGATCATCGGAAACCACACAATCTTGATGCCAGCGGCCTTTAGCTGCGGAAGGAAGTGCCAGTTGTACGGGTACTCGAATATGACCGCGATATCCGGCTTAGAAGCAAGGAATCTACGAAAGTTGGCGTCGAGCGAGGCGTCCCACTGGTCGGCGACGATATAATCACCCCGCACAAACTCGAGATCGGTGCCCTTCTCGTGATGTGGGATCACAAAGTGCATGTAGACGTCGACATTTCGGTGAAACTGCTTCGCCATCTGTCCGAGGCCGGAGTTGTTGATGGTGGCGATCAGGCCGATCTTAGGGCTCATGGGTCTGAGCAGTCCCGTTTAAATCCGCAGTTGTCGCAGACGAGCTTGCACGCCCGAGTCGACATGGGAGATCCGCAAAGATCGCACGTTGGTGTTTCGTCTGCCATAAGCCTAGACGCCCACCCTCGGCTTAATCTCTTGGACGTTCTTGGTATCGCGGCCCCATCCACCACACTCAGTACAGGAGAACGCATGGTACTTGGTCGTTTTGTTCCTGTACCAGCCCTCCCACTTCAGCACGCCCGGACCACCGGCCCCACACTTAGGGCAAGTGTCGCCGGGGCGGTCCATCGCCATGTTCGGGTGGCTGACCATCCATGGACGGATCTTGAGGTACAACTGCTCGAGAATCGTGACGTCCCTCTTGTTATATCGAAGCATCTCACGCCACGCCGATGGGTCTCCCTTCATGCAGCGCGTCCAGCACGAGAAACCGCCGTGACCCATCTTTCTTGGAATGCCGAAGTAGGAGCACAGATCGTCGAGGCTGTGGCTGGGCAACCTGACGTACTTCTTGGCTTCGATCTTCGTGTCAATCACCCTGTATGGTGAAGGTGGGGTTAGGCCATGCGCAATAAACCGGGCGTTAACGACCTTGACGTCGAAATCCCGGCCGTTGTGGGCAACGACGGCGTCGGCTTGATTGAAGAACGACCGAATGTCGGCCACAATCGCCTTGTCGTTCATCGCCCCGGCTTTGTATCCCTTGTAGTTTGGCCAGCCCCTCGTGATGTGGGAGCCACCAAGCCACTTAGCGGAAAAGCTTAAGATCCGGGTGTGAGCCAGCACCTCAATAAGGTTGGTTTGCCATTTGGGCCCCCACGTGTAAGCCACCAATGGCGTGGTCTCAATATCGAAGAACAGAATCTTGGGTTGGCTCATCGTGCCTACTTTTACACTATTGGGGTTGGGTGGGTAGGGGGCCCAAAACTCTCTGTTTCCACTCGGGCCACGACTTAACCATCTTAGAGCAGTATTCTAGATGGTGTTGGAAGTGAAGAGCATCTCGCTCTTCCCAAGACCCGTCGGTCATAAGAGGCGCCAGTCTGTGTGCTAGAGTCACGGCCTCGTCTTCGGCCAAGTAAACCTGTCCATCCCAAGAATGACGAAAGGACCGCAACCACGCAATTAGTTCAGAAAAGTTCTTGTCGTTCAACATTACTCAGGTCGTCCCCTCTGAATCCACTCATACAGCAGCTGTTCCATCTGATCTGCACCAAATTTCCGGTAAAACTCAGAGACATTGCCCAGCTCGGCCATCCCGGAGGTGCTGGCATCCGCGTTGGCTTGCTGCATCAGGTGCCAGTTCACCATACGGCGTATGTCCTTGTGGACGTGCACAACATAGTTAACTTTCAGGCGCATGGGGTCACTCGTACAACGACGGATCAAATTGAGACTTCGGTCCGGTAGAGGAATGGTGCTGCATTTTCCGCTCCGTCACCATAGTGGTGGTAACGTCTCGGATGAATCCAGAAGACTTGATCTCCTCGAGCAGGGGTCGGAGCTTTTCAACCACCCGATCGGCAATCTTGTCGATATCAGAGTCGTCCATGCTACTCGGGGTCTCCTCCACTGATGGTGATGGGCGGCGGATTTTCAATGTTGCGAAGGATGGTGATCAAGCTGTGGGCCGCCTTATGATCACGCTCGAACACCTCACTAATGTCCTTGTAGTAGTTAAGCTTAAACTCCCGGACGGACGATACACCCATGTGCTTCAATCGAGCAACAGCAAGGCCAGAACCGTGCAAGCCTTCGGGGTCGTTGTCAGGCACAAGAACTACCCGTTCGTAGAATCTCGAGACCACACGAAGCTGGGCACCAAGCAACGTGTTGTTGATGTAGGCGGCAGCATGAAGCCCGGCCGTAAGTAGCCAGCCGACGTCAAACACGCCTTCAACAAGGAAGAGAACACGGTCGGACTCAACTCCGCGCCAGAGAAAGTAGCCATGCGATGATTTCTGGATCTTGATGTTGTAGGATTTGTGGGTTATGCTGCGACCAATCACCCCAACCACGCGGTCGGTATAATCGCGCAAAGGGAAGTAGACTACATCGCCCTCAGAGTAGACGCCAAGGTGCTCGTAATCGGCAGGGGACCAGCCTCGACGCTCGATGTAATCTTTGGCGGCCTTGCTTAGGCTCATATCGCTAGCTTTTTGAACCAACCACGGAGGGTCTTTATGCTAACGCGAAATACGATCGTGATGTCAATGTTGGTCTTACCTTCCGATCGCAATTCGCGGATCAAGGCGCGGAGGGCGGCGGGATTTGCTTCAATGCGGTTTTCACGACAAACACGCCGCATGGCGTCCGTTAGTTCAATCAAGGGACCACCCAGCCCAGTTCTTCGCCATGTTCGCCGCCACGTCGTTGCATACACGACGGGCGAATCCCTTGCACATAGCACCAGAACAAAGACGAGTTCGACATTCTTGTGGGCGGTTGCGATCAGCAATTGCCACCAGATCTTCAAACTCTTTACCACAGGCCGGGCATTTGTAAGTATAGAGCGGCATTGTGCGTGTGGTAGCGCGACAAACTAGCCTGTGGTGTAAAGGCGCCTTGTGGATTCGACCAGAAGCTGGTGCTGAATGAGAACCAGCTGCGCGTGCGAGAGGGTAGGCACCACCGCGAGGAAGTCCGCTACCGCTTTATTGGTGTCAGCCATTTTTATCTCCTGTGCTATTGCTCTCAAGTGTCTGAGCAGGTTTGTGTGCATCTACTTCTTACCACCAAACTTTTCCATCATCGATGGTGCAACCTTCTCAACCGACCGCCCGATCACGTAGCCGCCGAGACCAAGCTGAAGGAGCGTCCACGCCTCTGGAGCGAGGCGATTAGACAACCAACCGAAGGAGTCGCACACAACGAGAACCAAAAACGTAAGCATCGTGACGGGGCGCCAATTGCGCTGCATCCACGACGCGCCGGTGGCCTCGGACTTGATAACCGAGGTTTGGAGGTCCAGAACCTTGGCCTCATACTCAAGCATCTTAGAGGCAATATCGTTCTGGAGTTTCTGCATCTCATTGACGAGCTTGCCCTTTTCCTCGGCCGAAGTGTGTATGCTGCCAATAAGCTCCGTAACCGGCTTAATCGCGTCCCCAAGAAATGCAAAGAGCCCCATAGACTACCCCCACTAAAGGTGTAGCCAATTTTACACTAGGCAATAGGGTCTTTAGGCTTCCAATCGGCGTAGCTGGTCGCCCGGTCGTCTTGCTCGGGGTGGGTGGACTCAAACTCCAGAAGCACGGCTGCATTCCACATCAGCTGGCCGAGGTGATGACATCTAGGAAGCTCCTCGTCGCGCCTCGACCCGGCGAGCCACTTCAACCAATGGCGCCAGAGAGGGCCGATTACCTTGGACCACGGCATGCCCTTCTCCCAATTACGGGCCGGGTACTTCTTAACCCCCTCGGTGAACACCAATCCAAGCTCTCGGATAGCGCTCTTCGGGATGAGGTCAATGCGGAGATCGGGGTTCTCGGTCATAACCTCGGCGATCATAGACAGAAACTCGGGGTGGATGAGGTCGGTGCGCAGCTTACCTTCGGTATATCGAAGGCCGACCGGCGATGCTTCCTGCTGGGCGTCGGTCACAACCACGACGTCATACGCCCAATCCCGAAAGTTCCGGACCTCGATCCGATACTCAACCTTGATGGTCTGCTGGTGGCAGAAATAGAGATTCGGCGGAGCATCTGCGGCAGCCAACAGCGCCGACGAGCCATCAGCAAACTGAACGATGAAATGCTCTGGTGTGGGGGGCGTATCGAACAGCGTGTCGAGGGTAGCGGGGTGCACCAGCACCGCGTGCCTGATGATACCAAATCGCTTTTGAGGGAGGGTTGCGTCCATAGGTCCTTGTACCCTAACGGGCGCCGGATGGAAAGGGAGGGCAGACCGATCCGTGGTCCTGCGCCTCCGCGTGTTCACGGAGGGCCTTGCGGGCGCAGTCGATGCCAAACTCGAACCACCCCTGTGAGAACCCGGGCGGGATGTTCTCTGCGTCCGTGAACGTCCCGGTTCGTTGGTCTAGCTCGAGCGACGCGACCCGCTGACCGGTTAGGTCAACCCCACATCTCTCACAGGCGGAGTGGGCGTGGGCCGCCGGGCCGATGAATTTGGGCTTGGTCATGTGGCCACCGACCTATGGGTTCTGAGAGCCAGTGAAAGCTGCTTACAGTCCTTAACCAACTGAGCGTGCGAGTACCGGGCGTCTAGCTCAGCCCAGATCTGCCGAGCCAACTCGGGCGTAAGACCGAATTGCTCCATCTTCGCAAGGCATGTCTCGGCATAGTTGTCCACTTGACCATTCCGGCGCCAGGCAACCTGAAGATTCTCAAAATCCTCTGGCGAATCTGGCAGGCACCAGTGGTCGTGCTCAAGCAGGCCAAGGAACTTGGGGTCGTGCAGCACCAAAGCGACCTTGAAGCGGACGCGTTTGCCGACGATCGACAGTAACTCTCTATCGGCCATGTTGTAGCTGCGGCTGTGTCCCATCCGTTCGGTGCCCACGGCCTCACCCACAAGGATCTGGTCGCTCTTCAACATCCACTGCTTCCAGTGGTTGTGAGGCACCGTGTTTTCCCACTTACCATCAGAAAGCTGGCCTTCCATCTCGTAGAGGAAGATCACCTTCTGGGCCAGATTCGATACGGTTAAGGTGGCGTTCATGTTAGTTCCCCTCCATTTGGTAGTCGTTAGTGCTGAAGATGCGGTACTCGTTCTGGTCGAGGTAGTCCTCGGGGCCGGTGAACACCTGTTGAAGGTCCGGCGACAGATCCCGGAGGTCCTCAACAAAGGCCTTAATCTCTGACTCCTGCGTGTTGATGCGGACGCCCATCTTCGCGTCGCCCTGCAGGTTGTACTCGATCACCCAAAAGATCTCGTTGCTCATCGTAGTATCTCCTCTTGCCGTAAAAGACCGCAAAATCAGTGCCAACCACAGATCCGGGCTTTGGGGCTTTGAAGGGCTTTTCGCGGGGCTTGATTGTGCGCCTATGGGCTTGAAGCTGTGGGACTATTGTGGTGTCCCCACACCCCATATGCTCAGAGGTTGAGCAGTTAAAAAGGCCAGCCGCCGGGAGGAGGTGGCCCAGCGGCTGGAGCAGGATGCTAAGAGTCCCCGCCTAGCATCCAGTCAGATCAAGTGCTTTTCGACGACGCTCTTCCTGACGCTTTTGGGCGCGTAGGACGGCACGCCGCATGGCATACCTTAAGGCCTCTTTGATGTCCGCGTTGCGCTTGTCCAGCCAAGCGCAGAGGCGCTCGACCCGTCTTTGGTTCGCGGCCGCTACGGCTGCGCTGACCCTGAACTGGCTTCTGGTTGTCTTCATGCCTAAGTAGATCGCAAGGTTGGTGCCAGCCCAAGGTCTGCGAAAAGGCCTTGGAAGGCCACGCCGCTGTGCAGGTAGCTGCACAATATAGAGCAGATCCCATCACCCTATGGGCCCGGCATATTCACGACGTCGGCCCGGATCTCAAACCCACCCGGTGTGGGGCGGTAGGTCCGGTGCTCGGCCCCGGCGTGGTCGATGACGGTTTCTACCATCGAGCCGGACCAGCACCCAAAGGCGGAGGCCACTTTCTGTGGTGGGCCCTCGACGAACCCGATTGGCTTTTGGGTGTCGTTGGCGCCGAAGTGCTTTAGGGCGTGCTCCCAAGCCACAAGGAGACAGCACCCGGGGCAGTAGGTTTGGCGAAGGACCTCTAGCCCACCCAAGCCAATCTTCGGACAGCGGTCCGAGGACACGTGCCTGAAGCCCGAAAGGGCCCGCAAACCTAGCGGAAAGAAGCGGGAGTACACTTCTAACATCGCCTTTCCCCAGCCCGGCGAAAAAACGACGTCGTCGTCGCAGAACAGGGCGTGCGTTGGGGGGCTTTCGTAGCCGGTTCGCAGGGAAGGCTCGCCGAGAATCTTCAGGCCCACGTTCCACGCGTAGCCCTTACCGTAGTTGATGGGAAGCATGAGGGTGGTCACGGGCTGAGTGAGGAGCCACTCCCGGGTCCCGGCCTCTGTAGCCCCCTGCTCGACCACCACAACCCGACCAGTGAAGCCGGAGTCAAAGAGGGTTCCTAGCGACTGCTTCAAGAGGGGAAGGCGCCCCATGGACACCATCAGCACCGCCAGACCCATATAGGGCTACGGCTCGAGCTGGTGTTGTAGGCGGCGGTAGAGGAGGCCGATCACGGCATAAGCCTCGAGAAGAGTGGTACCACCCCGAAGATGAAGGCCACAAGCGCCCTTCTCATCGGCGAAAAGAAACACACCGCGTTCGGGAGCGGGTAGCTTTTGCTTCTCGTGAATGATCTGGTCGTGAATGGTCCTGATGGGCTCTGCTGGCTTGTTGTCGGTGTTGGTCATCTCACTCCTTCATTTGGAATCATCTTTGTTGATGTTGTTCTCAATTTCAACAACACATAACGCGTACACCTAAGAAAGCGAAGTTGTTAACCGCGCGCCTCTTAGACCTCTGATGAGGCAATGACGTCCCCGAAGGTATAGGTATCTGGGGTCGGATCTTCATTCTCTTGCTCAATATCCTCGAACGGAAACGCGACGGGCACCAGCTCCTCGTTCGCCTGAGTCGTATCTCCGAAGTCAAACGCATCGGGCGTCGGATCCTCGTTGTCTTGGATGTGGTTCCCAAAGTCGTAAACATCTCCAATCCCGAGGGTCTCCTCTGAGACGACACCAATCGGGACGATAGCCGCCCCTAGTACGAAGGTATAGGTATCACCGAAGGCTTCGGACGAGAGCGCCCCCACGGCGTTGATCTGCTGATTAAGCTGCGGCGTTCCGAAGGCTTCTGCCGACGGGACACCGGTTTCCTCGGTCTCTTGGTTAGCGGACGGGGTTCCAAACGCCTCTGCCGAGGGGATGCTGGTACAGTTTATCTGCTGATTGAGCTGAGAAGTTCCAAAGGCCTCTGCACTGGTGACACCCGCTAGATAGAGGATTTGGCCCGCAACAGCCTCGACGAACGGGGTTCCAACGGCTTCTGTGCTTGCAATCCCGGTACAATTGATCTGCTGATTAAGGCGGGTGGTTCCAAAAGCCTCTGCACTAGAGATTCCAGACGGTACAATCTGAAGATTGAGGGTAGCGGTACCAAAGGCCTCGGCTGTGGGGATGCCGGTACAGTTTATCTGCTGATTGAGTTGGGCTGTACCAAATGTCTCTGCGCTGACAATGCCGGTGGCTAAAATTTGCTGGTTGAGTTGGGCCGTGCCGAACGCTTCAGCCGATGCTATGCCGACGGTGGTGATGGTCGAGGCTTCCGTTCCGGCGGTCAGGAGAGCTTCGTCGAATATACCCTCGTTTTGCAGAAGGGGGTCGAACATCCCCTCGTTGTCTAGGGACGGATCAAATAGGCCGGTGTTGTTCGCCATGACTACCCAGTCTTCCAGACCACCAACGAGGACCCGGCCTTAAGCGTAGTGGCGGCTGCAACTTCAGATCCGTGGTATAGTTCGATATCACCAGCAACGGTAACCACCATCACCCCATCGATGCGGATCATTAGATCGGAATTTGCTGCGTCTACTGACACCGAGGTTCCCCAGCCAGCGGTCGATTTCGCGCGAGCGGCCATAACCGTGAACACCTGCCCAGCACCGCCCGCCCCGGCCTGAGTGGCGGCAGCCGTTGCGCCCGTAGCCTGTGTGTCGCAGAAATGGAGGTTTGCGACAAACGCCGTGACGGTGCCGGTGAAGTTCACAGAGAACCGAATTCCTGTCGTAGTCGCCGCCGCCTGATACCTTAAGTAGTACTGGAAAGCATACGTGCCTACAGGCAAGGATAGGCTCATCGAGGTGGCTTCAGAGGGCGTCGTCGAGCTAGTGCTCTTGTCCGAAAAGAGGAAGGAGCGCCACACCTGATTGTTGGTGACGGTGAGATTCTTCTTAGTGGCGCCGGTCGTGGCCAAAGGCCGAAATCCCTTACTCATTAGCCCACCCTATGGAGGTAAAGTGTCGATCCCGTAGAAATCGTAAGCTGGTTGCCGCCCCCGTCTGAGGATTGGTAGAGTTCAATATCGCCCGGAGAGATTACCGACACCATGCCTTCGATGCGCGTGAACATATCGGCGTTGGCCGTGTCTACGTTGCCAATGGTGTTTACAGACACCGTGCCTGCGGCCCGAGCCGAATTTACGCAATAACACTGTCCGGCAGCACCAACCGCGTCTTGGTCGGCTACAAGTGTGGAGGCCGTCGCGCTTGTATCAACGAGGAAGAAGTTGTATATGAAGAAGTCGGTTGTGCCGGTCGAGAAATTGACAGACAGCTTAAACCCTGCGGCAGTATTGTTGGACTGCCAGATGATGAAGTACTGAAAGATATAAACCCCGGGGGTTAGGGTTGTACTCAGCCCCGTAACTTCCGCCTGGGTGGCGCTCGTCGTTACGTGGTCAGCGGCCAGCCGCACGAAGGTAAGATAGGGGTTGGTTTCCTGTACCACCACTACCGGGATACCGTTTGCGTCATATTGTGTGAACATTAGACCACCTTCATCAGGACTAGCGATGTGCCCGGACGCACTGAGGTTGCGGTGGCGTCTTCAGAACCGTGGTACAGGCGAATATCACCCTGAGTGGTTACGACCATAATTCCCTCAACCTTAGCGAACATATCGGCATTTTGCGTATCTACCGAGATCGTGGTGCCCCAACCAGCCGAGGACTTCGCGCGCGCGGCAAACGCGCAATACACCTGCCCGCCCGCAGCGACTGCGTCTTGATCGGCTGCCGCAGTAGAAGCAGCGGCCGTGTTGTCGCACACGTGCCAGTTGGCCACGAACTTCGAAGTCGTTCCAGTATAATCAACCGAAAAGCGAACCCCGGTGCCGGTGGCTGTGGACTGGTATATGATGAAGTACTGAAACACGTATGTGCCGGGCTGCAGCGTCAGGCTAAGAGCCACAACCTCGGTGGGCGAAGCCGTACTATTCGACTGGGAAGCCGACAACGACACCGCCGCGATGCGCGGATCAGACACGGCCTGGGCTTCTTTCAGCTGGCCAAGGGCGTCTCGATATGAGAAATTACCCATCGTAAGAGAACGACTCCCCGGCGGCTAAAGTCACCTTATAGAGGTTGGCACCAACCGATCCGTCGTAGATCTCGACCGTGACTGTGTTCGGGGTGCTGGCATCAGTGTTGAACACAAACAGGGACTTGACGTTGCGCTGCACAGAGCTAGCGGGCGCGGCTACCACGGTGGTAGTGGTGTTGGTCGAGATTGAGGTGTTGGTGCTTCCGGGAGTTGAGGTGGCGCCGTCCCAGTCAACATAGGATGCGTGGACTTCAACTACCGTAGAGGCCGATGTGACGATTCGAATGACCTTGCTGGTTGTGTCTAAGATAACCATAGTAATTCCTTTCTAACTCCTACACGAGGGGCTAAACCTCCTCGCTCTCTTGTACTAGGTCTCCGAAATCATAGACGTCGGGTACGGGATCTTCGTTATCTTGAATGATGTCGCCATAGTCAAACAACAGGCCAACCCCAAAGGCTTCAGCCGAAACCACACCCACCGGAAATACCGAGAAATTTAGGGTTAGAGTTCCGAACGCCTCGGCCGTGGGGATACCGACGGCGTAAACCACTGGGCGGACAGAAGTCGTACCGAACGCCTCTGCTGAAGCAATTCCGGCGGTGTTAATTTGTTGATTTAAAGTGGCCGTGCCGAAGGCTTCAGCCGAAGGAATGCCCGACGGGGATATGGACGACCGGACCGATGCCGTTCCGACCGCTTCGGCCGAGGGAATACCGGTACAATTTATCTGCTGATTTAGTTGGGGTGTTCCAAACGCTCCCGCACTCGCAATTCCGGTGCACACAATCTGTAGATTTAACTGAGCCGTACCAAAGGCCTCGGCGCTGGCCACCCCAGTAGCACGGATCTGCTGATTTAGTTGGGGCGTTCCGAACGCTTCGGCCGAGGGAATACCCGACGGGGATACGAGTTGGGCCTCCGTCTCTACGGACGGCGTACCAAACGCCTCAGCACTTGCAATACCGGTACAATTTATCTGCTGATTTAGTTGGGGTGTTCCAAACGCCTCTGCACTAGCAACGCCGGTACAATTTATCTGCTGATTTAGTTGTGGAGTTCCAAACGCTTCTGTGCTCGCGATTCCCGATGGGGAGATACTCAGCCCAATGGAAGCTGTACCAAACGCTTCTGTGCTCGCGATTCCTGCACAAACAACCTGCTGGTTTAATTGTGCGGTTCCGAAAGCTTCGGCGCTCGCGATGCCGGAAGGTGA